CTGCCACAGGTCCGGGAATGGCAATGCCTTTTTTTACCGGAGTCCAGGAAGAACCGCTACTTGAAAGAGGGGCGATTGCTGCCGAGGCTCCAATTGACGAAACAGGTTATGCGTTGCCTCCTGAAATTCAAGAAGATCAGTGGGTCACTTTGGATCCAATGAAGTTAAGCTGGCGACAAAGAACGGCGCCATTTGGGGAATTTAGCGGTGAACTTGAGGAGCAGTTTGGAAACTTTTCAGACGAATACAGCCCACAAAAAAGCAGAAACAGAAGATGGAACGCAGAAACAAGAGAATGGGAATACCGGGCACCTCCCGATTATATGGAAAAAAAGGCATGGATAAACGCCATGAAGAGCCCAGCTCGATCCGGTTATCAGATGGCTGAAGGTGGCATTGTCGGTTTGTGGCACGGTGGTTTCCATGGAGGCTACGATGCAGAAGCAGCTGAAAAAGAGCGTCAGCGCCTGTTCCACGCTCAGTTACGAGATCCGTTTGAATGGGAAGAATCGCCTTGGGATAGAGACCCACAGATGGATCCATATAGGTATGGTTCTCAAGAAGCTGATGAATATGCTAGCTGGATGAATCAACAGATAGCAGACTCTGATGTTTATGGCTACGATGAAGATGAAAGAGAACGGCAGTACCTGGAAACACAGCAGAACATTCAAACAGCCGCTGGTTATCCTAGAGAGGAAAACGAAAACGATGCAAGATCAATATGGAATGATGAGGAATGGAAGTGGAGCGAAGAAAGAGGTGAGTGGGTTTCTTCCGATTATGTAGTGCCTAAGAATCCTTATGACCAAATTGAAGAAATTGATTTGTCTACGTTACCAGAAAAAAGAGGAGTCGAAGCCGAAAAAGAAATAGAAGAAATAATAGCTACTGGAAAAAAACCCGCATGGGATTGGACGGACATATTGGGCGGAATACTTCCTATTTGGGGCATTGGTTCTTTGGCGGCGGCAGGATCACCCGTATCTACTGTTTCACAAACTCAAAGCAACATTCCAGAATCAGAAAAAGCAATTGAATCAGAAATTGAAAAAGCAATCGAGGAGATTACTGTTACTGGCACTCCAGACTCAGGGATTCTTGGTGGCTTAACGCCTGAACAAATCGCCGCTGCCACAGGAGTAGCATCAGCTGTAGCCTCACCAGCATCAGCCACTGCTACTGATGTGAGTTCAAGCGGCGAACCAACGATGGAAGAAATCATCGCAACTGGAACTAGGCCAGATACTATCTGGCAAGATATACTTGCCGGATTGGGTGGCGTTGGCGGCATTGGTGGTTTGTTGAATATTTCTGGCTTAAGCGCTCCCGGTGCAACCACAGATTATTTAGACAGGCTCAAGCAACTAAGTGATTTGCTGAGTGGAGGCGGTGCCTCTGCTGATTCAGGAGCTGTTTATCTTCCCGGAGGCTCGGAAGACATGGCTCCCATTTATTACCCATTTGCTTCGGAACCAACCAAAGCATATAACATAGCCCAAGGCGGCCCATTCTCGTTTATGACGGGACCACCACAGGAATCTTTGGTACAAAACCTAGGATACGATAATGTTCCTGGTGTAGAATATATAGCAGATGGTGCTTTCGTTCGTCGCAACGGCTTGACCGAGGGACCTGGCACCGAAACCAGTGATGACATCCCGGCGATGTTGTCCGATGGAGAATTTGTAACCAATGCCGAGGCGAATAGAGGCATTGGCTTGATGGCATTAATGAACCAGGGCGCACCACAACAAACGATGATGGACCCTGAACAGCAACGATTGGCAGGCGCAAGGCAAATGTATTTGCAACAAGCGCTTGGCCAACAGATGGCAAAGAAAATGAGAGGCGGTTGACATGAGTTTAGCAACATCTGAATGGACGCGTTACGATCCAACAATTTATACAGCGCCGCAAGCAGGCTACGAATTTAAGCAGCCATGGTTTGAGGACTACCAACGCCGCCTTGGTGCCAGCGTATTCGGCGCACCCGGACAATACGGCGGACTCATGGATCAGCCACAGCCTATTCCACTGGAAGGAACGGCAGGGCTTACACCGATGCAAATGATGGCACGCCAGGGAGTCATGGGCGCCGGTCCTTACGAGCCAGCATACGGAACCGCATCGCAATTGATGGGTGAGGCAGCTGGCGGCTATCGCGGCTCAACGGGTGCTTTCAATCCTTACACCATGATCTCTCCTTATTACAACCCTTATGAAACCGATGTGGTTGAAGATACGTTGGAACGAATGCGACGCACATCAGCCCAGGAGGACATCGCTGCACGTGCACAGGATATAAGCAGCGGTGCTTTTGGTGGCTCGCGTGGCAGACTGTTGGCCGGAGAAAGGCAGGCAGAAAGCGAACGTGGCATATTAGGCGCACTTGCAGGCATCAGAGGACAAGGATTCCAGAGAGCACAGGAAGCTGCGATGAATGATTATGCCAGGCGTATGTCTATGCTCAGTGGCGCTGCCGGTGGTTTGGGCGGCATTGCTGGACAGGTTTTGGGAATGGGCGGCCAGAGACAAGGCGAAATGATGAACTGGCTGAACATGATGAACCAATATGGAGGACAGGGACGAGACATTTACCAACAAGGACTGTCACGGCTGTATCAATCTGCGCTCAGAAAATCGCAAGAGCCTTGGGAAAGAATCATGAGAGGACAGGCACTGCTTGCAGGGTTTGATCCTGGAAGAATCTATGGCGGTTACACAACGGAGTCTGTAAAACCAGAGTGGAAATCAGAGCCAACAGGAATTGGAAAAATAATTGATGCTGGATCGAACCTAAAAGACTTGTGGGATATGGTAAGCGGTTGGTTTAGCGAAGGCGGCTATGTTGAAAAGCCCAAAAAATACAACGATGGCGGCATTGTCAGCGGCTTGGTTCCCATCCACATGCAGGATGGTGGTGATCCAGAAGTGGAAGAAGCGGAGATACCCGAATGGGTTCTTGAGGCTTTAGAGTCTGATGATATTAGAACAAGAATGGCTGCAATCCAATGGCTACAAGCGAATCAAGCCGGAGAAGCAGGCAAAGGGGTTGGAGGGTTTTTCAAAAGAAAAAACCAAGAGTTTATTGATCGAATGGCGAGGATAGGTGAAAGCGACGAAAATCCATTTTTGTCAGGAGAGCTTGAGTTTGCGCCAGGGCTTGCTGGTATAACTAGCTTGATCAGAACCGGATTGCCAAAACAGATATTGTCCCAGATAGCTCCACGAATAACCGCAAGAACCTCTGCACCAGCGACTCCAGCTGCGCCGGCTTCTGCTCCAGGAGGAGGCATTAAAGGGATTCTTAAAGGGCCGATAAGAAAACCAGTATCGCAAGGGTATACATCCAGGTCTCTCCGAGATCCATCCGCGCGTCCAGTAGGACCGTATACTGGTGGTCCACAAGCGGTTTTAGAGGGCGCTAAACCACCCCCAAGCATAACTCAGCGGGCGGCTGATGTATTTAAAGGAGCTGGAACAAAAGCAAGAGACATACTGATTGGCAAACCAGGGCAGAGAAACCCATTTGGAAAAGGACAGCTTGGAGCTTACGAACGTTTTGCAAGGGGCGCTAAAATGGGAACAAGGGCCGGTGCAGCCTACGTCATTGGTTCAGTAGTAACAGATTTGTTGTCTGGTTTAAACGATGAGGAAAAAGCAGAAATGCTGGCCAAGCTGGAAGGACTCTCGGAAGAACAGATGATGGCTGTAGCCGAAGAACAAGAACGACTGAAAAAGGTCAAAGACAAAAAAGATCGATCAAGAGCGCTCAGTCGCTTTGTGAATCTCATGTATGAAAGACCCACAACGATCGGTGACTTGGGAAGAATGTACGAACAGGAAAGACTCGGAACGGTTCCTGCTGAAACGGTTGCCGCGAAAGAAGTTGAAGAATTAGCTCGCATGAGTGGATTGCCAGTGGAAACAGTAATGATGATGCAAAATCCTCAAGGCGCTTACTTTGCTCAACTTGGTCAGGCCAGACAACAAGATTTGGCTGCACTTATCGTAGCCTATTTGGTGGAACAAGGGGTCTTGGATGAGGTAACGGCGGTTGAAAGAAAAACAAAACTAATGGAACTTCCAGCAGATTCTCTGGAAAAAATTGCTACAGAGCTTGGCATCCCTATTCCGAGCGTAGGTGGCTCAACAGTAGTAGATCCTTCCCAATATCAGTAACACCATGATTCCCGTTCTAGTCGGAAACAAGGTTGTTTATATAAAGACCAACGACCCAGAGGTTGCCAAGAGAACTGCTGAACGCTATCGAAAAGAACAAGAGGGAGACTTTTCCACCCTGGGAGAAACGCTTGTTCAAGGTCCAGTTAGGGGCGCCATTGAGGGTTTGGTTGAGGGTCCCATAGAGTTTGCAACCTCACTTGTGGATCTTGCTGCCGGCACTGACTTTACTTCAGAGGTTGAAAAAAGTTTTGAACGGATAAAGCCTGACAAGCCAGTAAGCACAGCGGGCCAAGTATCCGAGCTTCTGTTTCGTTTCGGCGCTCCTGCCGGGGTTGCACAAAAAATGGTTAAAAAAGCCATTACAAAAAAGGCAGCAAAGAAACGGCTGTTTGCGCCCAAGGAAATTACTTATAAAACAAAACCGAATTGGTTTAAACACACGGTTGCACCCACCTTTGCGGCGGATTTATTGGCTACAGGCCAGGATGTTCCAACCTTCGGCATCTTTGATGAGTTTATTGATGAGGGATTTTTTAACACTTCGGCATCGAGGGAGGATGATGAGAAAGTTCTTGATGAACAAATCACTGCTGGGGACAGACTAAGAAAGCGTCTTGTTACCGCTGGCACAGGGGCAGCTATGTTGTTGGCGTTGCCCACCCTATGGAAAGGAATAAAGATTCCGGTTGCTGGTGCGGCCAAAGGACTGTCCAAACTTGAGACAACACAGAACCTCGCAAAATTTACCCGCAACAAAAGAGAAAGAATTTCCGAAGCAATCAACCAAGGACAATACGAAGCGGGAACCAAGTGGGCTACGGCAAATAAAGTTTTATCCAAGCTCAGATCAAGAGGCGACCTTCCAACAAACGAGGTAAGCAACGCAAGGTATTCAAAGCAAGCGCTGTTGAACAAACACCAAACTTTGCTGGACACGAACATGAGGAACCTATGGGGAGGTTACGATTGGTTGGTCAAAAGTGGCAAGGTTGGAGATGCAAAACTGAGAGAACTGGACTCCGCATTGAGGACAGCCCTGTACGGCGCGGACAAGACTCAAAAGAACGCCGCCATGAATTTGTTGAAAATATACGACAACAAATACATGAACCAGTACGGGACATTAAAATACGTTGCGAAACTTAGAAACAAGCAGACTGGTGAAATGATATACAAGCAGGTTGAGAAACCAAGAACCAGCTTTGTTGAAAATGTTGATACCGCCAGGAAACAGATTGATGATTTAACATTGGAACTGAAAGAAGTGGCAGACCTCTCAAAAAAATTAGGAATAGAATTGTTGCCCCCAGGATATTTGGCAGCGATGGACAAGAACATAGGAAGCTATGGCTATAGAGCATATAAATCGATGCTGAAAGGGGAACGCTATCTTCCCACCAGAGTAGACAGGGATGCAGCGGTTGCTGAATTACTGAAAAATGAAGTGGTAAAAACTGCCGAGGATGGCAAGGCTCTTTTAACGAGGTTGCTTAAAACTGGAAATTTCGACAACGCCCTTATGGCCCCGGAGTTTGCAATTGAGGGCATCAAATCTGGTATTTTAAAGAACAGAAAGTTGGATAATTTACGTGCTGTCAGGAAATTCTTGGGCGAAGTTACCGGAGAAACAGTTCCAGACCTGATGCTTAAGACGAGATCCACGGTTGATAACCTGTCAAGGCTGGTGGCAAGCGCCAGATATATGGATGAGGTTGCAGGAATAAACAACCGTTTGATAAATTCTGGCAGCAAGGAAAGGTTTCTTTACAACAGCATTGATGAGGTTGATGAAAGCATAAGGCCACAATTTTTAGACGAGCTTGGGGATCCAATAATTATTCCGAACAAACCTCAAAAGTTTGGTAGCTTGGCAGGACAGGTAACCACGCAAAGGATAAGGGATGCATTAATCGGCGCCCAGAATGGCTGGTTGGAACAGTCACCAGGTGTTGTCTCCAGAGTATGGTCAACCTTTTTGGCAGGCAAAGGGTTGGTACAACAGGCGAAAACTATTTACAGCCCCATTACCCAGATCAGGAACGCAACCAGTGCGTCCTTGTTTGCGCTCATGAATGGCAATGTGGGCAACGCCCAAACTTTGCAGGACTCTGCCATGATTGTGTTTGATGCGCTGAAAAGAACAAACAAGGGATCGTTGGCAAAGTATTATGCAAATGCCCAGAGAAAAGGGATCGTCAATACTGGAGCGCAGTTGCGTGAAATAGATGCAGTGATTGATGATGCTGCCAGAGCACTGGAGGCTTCCGAGCCAGGGGCGTGGAGCAACGCAACCCAAAAAACAATTAAACTTCTCGATGCAAGCAGAAATAACTTTTTCTCCAAAGTCTACCAAGGCTCTGATGATGTCTGGAAAATATTCAGTTGGGAGATGGAAAAAGGCAGGATGATGCGAGCGTTTCAAAACGCATCAAAAAGAAACGCAAGTTTCAAAATTTCAAAAGGATCCTACAAAAACATTTCTCCCAAAAACATTCGTGAACTGGAGAAAAAGGGCGGCCAATGGTCGGCGCTTTCCAAAGAAGTGCAAGCCGAGGTCGTTGAAGACATCAGCGCAGCCATTGTCAGGGATACGGTTCCGAACTATGCAAAGGTTGGTTCTATAATTCAGTCGCTTAGACGTAGCCCTTTCGGTAATTTTATTGCCTTCCCTGCTGAAACTGTCAGAACAGCAGTCAACTCAACCTCGCGTGCCATCGATGAGCTTGCCAGCGGTGTTCCTGAGATTGCGGAGATTGGCATGCGTCGATTGATGGGGAACATGGCGGTTATGTATGCCGTTCCAAAAGCTACTTACGAGTTTGGAAAGCTCATGACCGGTGCTAGCGATGAACAGGTTCAGGCTTACAAAAGAAGTTTCGCTACCCCATGGGAAAAGAATGCAGACCTCATTCCCATACGCACCGACAAGGATGGTAACGTCGTCGAGTTTTACAACTACACCTACACCAATCCATACGAATATTTACGGACGCCAATTTCGGCAGTTTTAAATGCATTTTTAAATGGAGAAAAAAGAGGAGACAAGCTCCATGAAAAACTTTGGCAGGGATTTATGGGCTCTAACGGTTTCTTTGCTGAATACCTCACGCCTTTTTTTGGCTGGTCTATTGCGAGTCAGGGAGTATTGGACGCTACAAGAAATGTAACCTATGCTTCCGGAACAGCGCGTCCTATTTATAATTCGGAAATTGACTCTGCTGCGATTAAAGCTGGTAAGGTGTTGGCACACTGGGTTAATTTGTTTGCGCCTCCTGTGGTTCCTGTTAAGTTCAGACCAGGGCAAGAAGGACCATTTTTAAAAGACCTTCCGCGAGCAACCCTTTATTCCTTGGGACTAACCGACCAGGCTTTGTCTCGGTCAGGAAGAAAGCCAAACATTTACAGCCAACTCGCAGAGTCCTTTACCGGACTGAAAACCATTCGACCCAACATGAAGAGAACACTTAGGTTCAGGGCATTCGATGCAAAAGAACAGATGCGGGATGCGACATCGCTTTACACACAGGTTGCCAAGAATCCAAACGTTCAGGACCCGGAAGCACATGTCAAGGCCTTGTTAAAAACCAACGAAGCTCGTTTCGAGGCATTAAAAGATGTATCAATGGCAGTCGAGGACGCAAAAAGACTAGGGATGTCTGATCAAGAAGTATACAAAGTATTGAAGGCAACCAAGATTGCGAGCCCAAGAGCAATCATGAACCGCACCTTTATCCCGTATTTCCCATCCGAGTTCGCAATTGGAGAGGCGCTGTCAAAAGAGGGTGCAGAGCAAGCTGCTTTCTTCCCGGAAGAGGCATTGCGCCAAGCCTGGATACAGGACATTAAACCTCTTCTGCCTCAAGAGTCTTTTGTGGGCGGACCACCTCAAATTCCAACAGCGGCGCAACCAAGAATGACCAGAAGAACAAAGGCTGCGCTTGATCCAAGAAGCTCTGCCGGTGTTATGTTAAGGCAGCAAGAGTTGGAAAAACTATTGGGCATCAACTAATTGCGCCGACGCAAAAACAAATACGGGGCCATCAAGGTTCAATACGATGGCTACAAATTTGACAGCAAGCTCGAAGCCGCCAGATACAAACAACTTAAACTTATGGAAAGCGCCGGGGAACTCTCGCATCTGGAACTGCAACCGAAGTATCCATGCGAGGTCAACGGCAAGAAGATCTGCACCTACATCGCCGACTTCCGCTACCAGTTGAAGAACGGGGACACCGTGGTGGAAGATGTCAAGGGCGTGGAAACAGCAGTGTTCAAGCTGAAGAAAAAGCTGGTGGAATCCCTGTACCCAGGGGTCAGGATTCAGATTGTGAAGAACCCCCGGTTCTTTGTGGTGTCGGGCTAAGATCAATCGCCTCTTCCCTGGAAATCAGCATGTCCAGATAGAACCTGGCTTTGCGGTAGTCTTCCTCTGGCTTGCCCTTGAATGGCGCCCGCCACATGTACTTGATGATCTGGCCACGGAGGTAGCCGACAAACTCTTTCGGATCGAGCGCAGCACCAATGGCATCGAGTGCCTCTATGCGTCCCTGGGTATAGTGTGCGGGGTGGTTTACCGGGTCGTCATCCATTGCATCAGTCATGGCAGAAACAACTCCTGGCATCGTCATCAAACAAACTAATCTGTTTGGCATCGAGTCGTGCCATTTCAACCAAGTCTTTATAACTTCTGTCTTTTCTAAAGGTTGCCACACTAACCTTTCTGCCAAGTTTTTCTTTTGATTTCTTTTCTATTTTTTGTTCCTGTTCTATCCACCAGTCGGCCAACTCTGGTTTTTCCTTGATAAGAGTAATCAATGTCCTTGTGCCTTTTAAGAAACAAAGATCGCAATTCCCAGCCAATGTTTTTCCATGATTGTTGGGTAGCATCAAATCAAAATCATTGTTCCTCCAAAAATTACCCACATCTTCTACCATTACTTTGTTGTCATAGAGTGGCACTAGCGATGTCCATTTGTTCTTGCCTGAGTCGTTTTGTTTTCTCTGTTTGGCGACTCGACTTGGTTCGTCATAACGCAGCCCAACTACATTGGCCCATTCTTTATATCCTTTGACCCGCATAAACCTATTCATGACATCTATCTTCAAGAGCATAGTGCATAATCTTATCGCTACATTTGGCAACATTTTCTTTCGGTTTATGAGTGCCTCAAAGGGTTCTCCGTTTCTGCTGGCGGTTTCATAAGTAACTTCCTTGGTGCGATAAATCGGTCTTTCATCATGGATGTCCACTTCAAGCCAATGCACTTTGACATTCCAATTCACAGCACAGTCATTAATAAAGTCCAAAGTCTGAGGCATTTCTTTCCCGGTGTTGGCAAAAGTTACATGAACATCATCGGGCAACTTCCAATTATAAGACTCAAGTATTTTATACAGCATATAGGCCGATGTTCTGCCGCCGCTGAAACTAATTAGGGTTGGACAATCAAACTTTTCTGGTAAAAAGATTTGTTCTTCGTTCGTTGACACTATCCATCTCTGGTCAATTCTTCCAGGCGTGTGTCCATCCCGAACTCTTCCCGGAACCGCATCAGTTTCTTGATGACCTCCGGATCGTAGTTGACCTTGGACAGCTCACGCATCTCCTGGCTGGTGTAGACATCTTTGCCGGCTTGGTCTTTGGGTGCATTGGTAAGCAGCGCTTTGCCTTTGGCATAGGTGGTAGCCCCACCGCTGATGCTGTTGATTGGCAGGTTCACCAACGACGACAGCCAGATGTGCTGCTCACAGCCCTTGCGTTGAGTAGCCTCATCAATGGGTTTGCTGAAATTGTTGCAACGCCAGGCACCATCACCGTCAAACACAGGCTCACTGTGAGCACAGTTGCGGCAGTTGATGTCATCCGGCAGTTGTTTCAGGTTGTAAATGGCTTGCTGTTTCTGGGTCATGAACTTACGGATGCGGTAATCGGTTGAGGAATAGGGCGACGGTGGTGGCGAATCGGCTTGGATAATCAGCTTCGCTTTCTCGATCATCTCATCGAGAACGCCATCACGGGCCTCGACAATCTCGGTATAAATGTCGGAGTCGTTTTTGTTGTAGACAATGATCAAGGCACGCTTTAGATCAAAGGCGGCCATGTAACACTGGATCTGCACCGAGTAATCATTCGACCAATCCTCATAGCTTCCTCCCTGTTGCAGCTCCCGGAAACGATTGTTGTTCGCCGACTTCACCTCCAGAATCATGACCTCTTCAGGGTTCTCCGGATCAGCTTGCTTGACCACACCATCAACAGAACCACCCATGTGACCACCGAGAAAGGAACAGCGGTATTGGTTGCCCTCCTTGTCGGTGGCAGAAACCTTGATGGTCCCCATTTTCTTCAGCCGGTCAACCACCTGGTCTTCAATGCGGTTGCCCAGATCAAACAGGCGCAGGATGCGACCGTTTTCAAACACCGGGAACGACCAACGGAACTCAAGCCACAGCTTGCGCGGGTCACCACCGATTACACTCATGCCGAGATGTTGGCGTCGTCGCTGTCCATCCACCTCCAACTGGTCAAATTCATCAACTAAAGTCATAACTTAATCCTCCTTTCTCCTGAATACATCACCTTGATGTTGTCGTACTTGCCTTCTTTTTGGGTCATGATGCCATCAATATGATCAAAGGCACCCTGGGTATTGATTAAATCAACCGCTTGCTTTACCGAGTTCGGCGCAAACAGGTCGAGGGTAATTTGTTTCCACCGACTCTTGGCAAACCGATTTACTTTCGGATGCTCGAACATCAATGGTAACTGATAACTTTCAAATAGATTTTCACACTCAAAGATCACCTTGCAATAGAAGTTGCCGTTCTTCGAGGTGGTGGAATGGGCTGAGATACGGCTGACATTAAATATTTTTTCCTTGTTCTCGCCCTGTTTCTCGTCGGAAAGCACGAACCCAACGCTGGCAGTCCCCTGCTTTGCCAGGTTGGGCGGCTTCTTTTCTGTTCCCTCCGGTTGAAAATAAAAAGATTGTGGTTCGGGAAACGGCGCACCGCATTCACGGCACTCCTTGAATGACTTGGGGCTGACACCAAAGCAGAGCTCACAGACTTTGATCTTCGCATCCACGCGCTCGTCCTGGGGAACGGCCTCATCAAGACAGCCATGACGGACCATGTTCTCTCCATAGTCCAGCATCAGGCAGTTGTCTTTGTCCGGATAGGGACGCATGCCACGGCCGCACATCTGGACATAGAGTCCAAGACTCTGCGTTGGTCGCAACAGCGCCAGGCAATCGGTGCGCGGCGCATCCCATCCCTCTGTCAATACTCCCACATTGCACAGGGCATGGACAGCGCCACTATCAAACTCTTTTAATATACGTTCACGATCCTTGGTTGGGGTGTCGCCGGTAACTACCTCGGCCTTGATGCCCTGTTCCTGTAGAAACAAACACATCTTCTCGGCATGCAGTACCGACACACAGAAGAACACGGTTGCGGTTCTTCCTTTTAAATAGGCTTTGTCCATCCAGTCGTTGAAAATTTCCATGATCAACGGCTCACTCAGGACAACTTTTTCCAAGTCACCCTCACGGTAATCGCCACCCTTGAACTTAAGCCGTACGTCCTTGGTGTCGATTACCGCTTTGTTTTTTACCGCAAATGCAGACAATCGAGAGAGATATCCGTCCTGCACCAGCTGCGGTATGGAAACCTGGTAGGCGATGTCCTTAAAAAAATGGTCCAGTTTGTCCCCATAAATGTAGCCTTGTCCCATGCGGTAGGGGGTTGCGGTAACGCCAATGATCCGGCATGGCTTTTTCTCGCGCATTGCACTCAGCACTTTGCGATAGCGTGTGGTCTTCGTAGGGGCGATATGGTGCGCTTCATCGACAATTATATAGTCTACCCCTGGAACCACATCCAAACGCTTAGATGACGCCAATGTGTCCCTGGATGCGATCAATACCGGCGCATCGGTGTCGTAACTCTTGAGTGAGGCTGCGAGAATACCGACAGGCGCATCGGGCCAAACCTTCAGCAGCTTGTCCTTGGCCTGTGAAACCAGCTCTTGGCGGTGTGCCAGGATCATGAACCTCCGGTTGCCTCCGCTTAATTGTTTAATCAGGTGGGAAAACACGATGGTCTTGCCGGCAGCGGTGGGCAATACCAGCAATGGGTTGCTGTCTATGGGCTTGCTTTGGAAGTAAGCCAACAGTGCCGCCAGTGATTCTTCCTGGTAATACCGCAGTTGCATCAGTGAACGCTCTCGTTTTCGTCCGATTCAGTGCCATTTAATAGGGTATCAATTCTGGACATGGCCAAATCCAAAAGATGATAAGCGGTTTTTTGATTGGGTGCGGTGCCAAGGATAACTTCCGGCAACAGGAACACTAGGACTTTGGTGATGTTGGCTTCGGAAATGCCACGCTTTTTCCAGTCCTCGATCAGATCGTACAAATCGTTGACGATGACCTCTGCGGTTTCAATACCTTTGGTAACGGCATCTTTTTTGTTGCTCATGATCGCTCCTGATTCTATGAATTATAATGCAGTCCGGCTTTTTGATAAACGAGAAGCCTTAAACTCGTGATCGGAGGCGATCAATCAGTCCCAATCAGCCGAAATAGATGCGCCTGTTGCCGTAGGCACCGACTGGGTTGGGGTTACTTTAGGCTGCGTTTGCTGCGGTGTCACCCTAACGGTGTTTTTTGGTTGCAGAAAAGTCACGATCTTGTTTTGTGGATCGTAACCAGCAGACTCCTCAATCCCCACCTTGGCAAAGAACGCTTGGCTCATGAGTCCAGGCATACGGTCTGCACTGAGAACGCCAGGCTCCTGGCCTACGGCGACAATCCATTCCTTGAGTCGCCTAATGGCGATGGTTGGATTGGCTCCGCCAATGGTGAAGTTTTCCCAGAGTACGCGGTTGGCGTAGTTGGGACCCAGTACTCGGTACTTTACCTTCAGGTATTGGTTGTTGTTTTTGGATGTTTTCTGTTCCCATTCTTCAGCCGCCAGTTCATAGGTGCCCTCTTCAATGGGAGAAAAGTCATTATCCGGTTCCTCAATAGCGTTGAGGTCGATGTTAAAATCAAAATCAGACATGCTGTCCTCCTTGTTTAGTTGGTTGATTTTTATTTACTACTTGTTCACACGCACCTACGAAAGAAGGCCATGCAAGATCTATTCTCCGTGGCAGCTGGAGCCTTGACTTGGCGTCAAATGCGGCTGTCCGTTGCGTGAAGAGATAGCGGTTGTCGCTAAATGTTTTGCCACGATACTTCTCGTTGAAGCCCTGACCGGACTTGACGGTGGTAAATTCGTGGTTAGCGAATAGGTTGAAGTCGACCCAGGCACGAATGTAACTGGCTACTTTCTTGTGGGTGTTAAGCTCGTAGCGGTCGTACGGTTCGTGCTCCGGGTCGGAAAAAGTTCTGATTTGCACATGCGACAGCAATATCACATGCATTTGTTTGGCTACCGACAGCGCTTCAAGGCCTCTTAGTATCTGGCAGAAGAGCTCGTAGCTCTCGGTAAATCCTTTGCCGAACCCCAAGGCTTCAATGGTCTTGATGTTGTGCGTTTCCTTGACCTGTTCCTGGCACAGCCGTTCAGTCGCATCGGTGGTGTCAAGAACCACGGTTTTATAATCGTGGTCTTGATTAGCCAGCTCCTTGACCTGTTGCACCATGTCGTTGTAGGTTTCGCAAACCGGGAAGTGATCAACGCTGATGTAGCGCAAGCCATCCTCGGCGCAGATGAAAATGGGATCGGGAGCGCCGGCAGCAAAGGTACTTTTGCCAATGCCGTCGGTTCCGGTAATATTCATTCTCACTTTTGTGTACTCGGTTTGTTTGCTGATGCTATTCATTAGAGTCATTTGACACCTCCTTTTCCACAATGCGTGGTGTCTTGGTGACTTTGGTGATCGCGCCTTTCTGGACAATCTCCGCAAGCTGCGGTGATTCCATGGCAAAATTCTGAAACTCTCGGAGCCCTAAGACTTCCTTGGTTTTGAATGGCCATTCGTTGGGCGCTATCTGTCCCTTGATGGTAGCCAGATAATCCTGGTCCCAACTAAGAGAACGGGTGAATGATATGTGAAGACCGTTGTGGTTTGATGAACCCCCTTTGTTTTGCAGGGTTTCAAGGTCAATGCCAAGATCAGGGTGACGCAAAATCTCCCTGGTTGTTTCTTTAATTTGCCTGTCGATCTCCGATTTTAGGGCCAGTAATTTTTGACGCTCCGACCGCAGCGTTTGGATTGTTTCCATGATTCTTCTCCCAAAGAATTATTCTTACTTGTTTTCTTCTTCCAACTTTACTACCCACTAACGATAAACATTTGCATTTTGTTTGTCAAGTCTTTATCATTCTAAATACAAACTATTTAATTACATTTGGGAGAAAAAACAGATGACGATACGAGTAACTTTGTCTGAGTACATCCAGGATGTTGGGGTTGCAGTCGTTGCGAAAAACGCAAACGCCTCCGAGTCCACCGTCAAGGCATGGAGATATTTTAACCGGGTCCCCAGGATCAAGCAAGCAAAGCTCTTAATGCGTACTTCGCATGGGCTGCTTACATGGGAATCCATCTATGGAACTATCTATGAGGGCGACAGCGACCGCGCAGTCAGGCCTAAAAATGATAAAGCTAAAAACGCCAAAGTTGCATAGGATATTCGTTCATGAGTTTGATTCTAAACACGAATCAGACGTGGGTTGACATAAGCCAGGAAGTTAAAGATGAAATGCTTGAAAGCTACTGGGAGAATGGGTTCCACCTAATTCCTTGCGGTTCAAAAGATGAATACATCCCTGAATATTTCCGCAAACGCCACACGTTTGACACCGAAGAAGAGATAAAATCACGCTGGGCGAAAGCGCCGAGGGTGAAATGGGAACCTTATCAGAGGGTGCAACCCACCCGTGAAGAGATGACCGGGTGGCTAAAGAAGTTTCCACGCTCCAATTGGGCGGCTTTGACCGGCCTTAACTTCGTGGTTCTCGATGCCGATTCGGAAGAGGCTGTCGAGTTTGTCAGCAACGGCCACATCACCAACACACAGCTGTGCCAGACAACACCGAGAGGTGGGATGCATTTCTTTTATAGTGTAAATCCCAACCTTGAAATTCGTAACTCGGCAGGCACCAACAAGCTCGACGTGCGTGGACTCGGCGGTTATGTGATGATGTGTCCCTCGCACGACTATTTTTTTATCAACAACAGCCATGTTCCCGTCGGTTCGATGGACGATTTGCCGTGCCTGCAACAGGGAGATTTGCATAAGATCGGAGAGTTCAATAACATTGGTAAGGTTGAGAGTATCGTCACCGATAAACTCGACGACATCGGCACCGACATTGGCACTCGCAACGATAAGCTATCACGCCTGGTCGGGCGATGGATTCGCGAGGGTTGGGGACAGCGGGAAATACTAATCAAAGCACAGGACTGGAATCAGACCAACGTGCCTCCCATGTCACCGATTGAGGTGACGACAACAACAATGTCGATTGTCAATGGACATATAAAAAGACATCCCGAAGACGTCGAGATGGGTATGCTCAGATGGGAAACGAGCAAGTGGGAAGTCCATCTTGAAGACGAACAGAAAGAAATTCTCGAACAGGAAGATCCAATCGAGAATCTGGCGGAAGACAAACCGGCGAAGACCGATCCCCTAGGTCTGATGCCATGGGGCGCCTTCCGCCAACTGGATATCCCAACCCCGACCGAGTATTGGGGCGACAAATTTATCTTTGAGCGCGGACGTATACTGCTGTTGGGCAAGCCGAAGATCGGCAAATCCCACTGGATCGGCGCGTTCGCAACGGCAGCGGCAACAGGCACTAAGTTCATGGGGAAACCTTTCCCAAGACCGATGAAAGTCATGTGGTTGCAGGCCGAGATCATCGACGCTTACATCCGGGACCGAGTGGATCTCTACCTCAAGGCGTACGAAAAAGACAAAGAGAAAACAGATTTGCTGGGCGAGAACCTGATCGTCACCGGACGCTTGCAGAAAAACCTGATGCGCGATGCCGACATCGAGATGGTGGCACGCTCGATCGAGTTCCATGAACCCGACATGATCATGATTGATCCGGTGATTAACTTCTTTTCCGGAGAGGAGAACAAGAATGAGGATGTGCAGAAGTTCCTGTCGAGGGTGGACAAGCTGATCGATACCTACCGGGTGACCGCAATCCTTGCCCATCACACCGGCAAAGAACGCCAGGACGACATGAGCTTCATGTCGGCGCGTGGTGGCTCGGCGTTTGCGGGATGGTTTGACTCAGGCATTAAACTGCTCGGCGACAAGCCGAACGTTACCCTGTTCTATGAAGCACGGAACGCAAGAGAGCCTGAGAGTCATGCGGCGTACTTCAATTTTGACACCGGCTTCTGGAACATCGTTGATTTCGATGCGGAAAAACAGGTTGATGAGGTCGACATTGCACACACAGTGGCGAACTCGATGGACAAGACAAAATTCTACACCCGTGCCGAGCTTGAATTGCTGGCACGCAAGGCTCTCAAAGACAGAGGCTTGGCAAGCGGTCAGCTGAAAGGAAAAGCCGCAGTCAGTTACGTGCAGAAATACCTCGGTGGCCGCGTGCTGACTCACGCGATTCCCGGCAAACAGACGTGGCATTGGTTGGTTAATAATGAAGGCACGAAGCCTTGGGAAGAAGAATGAAAGACAAAGAAAGCATGATCAGCGAAAGAGCAGCGTTACTTGCGTGGCAAGACATGCAAAGAAAACTACGCATCATCGAATGGCTGTTGCCCAGGTTTCATAAGGGGCTGTCGGAGCCGAAGAACTACGAGAAACTAATCGGGAGGGTTGAAGAATGAGCTTGAAAGTAACACCCATGTCATTAAGAGAAGCAAACGAATATGTGAACAACTTTCATCGCCACAACAAAGAAACGCGTGGTCATAAGTATTCGATAGGCGCCTCTGATGGAAAAAACCTGGTGGGTGTGGCTATTGTTGGCAGACCCGTGGCAAGATCATTGGATGATGGTTATACAGCTGAGGTTTTAAGGGTGTGTGTCCAAGATGACTCTCCTAAAAACACATGTTCATTTCTCTATGGCAGATGTTGGCGTATCTGGCAGCAAATGGGGGGAGAGAGAATGATTACTTACACATTACAAGAGGAGTCAGGATCTTCTCTCAAAGCAGTAAACTGGAAAATAGTAGGAGAACCCAAAGCAAGAAAAGAGGGAGAGGGCTGGCAGAATAGGGCCGGCAGAGATTGGCAACCTGTTTACGGACAACTTAAATTTAGGTGGGAGACAACAAATGAAGAAAGATAAATACATACCGGACTACGAAAACGTGGGACGCCTGGCAGAAAAGATACGCTGCTCATCACTCAGAAATTTCGTGGTGTTCCCATCGGAAGTCGCACGGACAACGTACAATAGGGCGGTAAAACTGGGCATTGTTTCGGGGAAGAAATGGAAAAAATGAGGGTACTCGACCTGTTCAGCGGCATCGGGGGGTTCTCCCTCGGCCTGGACTCGACCGGCTACTTTGAAACGGTGGCGTTCTGTGAGATCGAGGCGTTTCCATGTAAGATATTAAACAAGCATTGGCCTGATGTGCCTATCTATAATGATATAAGGGAGTTAAGTTATGAAAGATTACAGACAGACGGAATTGTTTCCGATGGAAGAAGAATTGACGTTATCTGTGGAGGCTACCCGTGTCAGCCGTTTTCCGTTGCCGGACATCAAAAAGGCGAAGCGGATAAAAGACACCTCTGGCCGGAATATTTTAGGCTCGTTAGAGAACTCCGTCCGCATTACGCAATTGGAGAGAACGTGGGCGGACATCTTCGACTCGGTTTGGATTCCGTACTCGAAGACCTGGACAGCGAAGACTACACCGTTAGGTGCTTTAGTGTTGAAGCAGCGAGTCTCGGTGCCCCCCACCGCAGGGAACGGATCTTCTGGATCGCAACAAACATGGCCAACCCTCACCCAGGATTCGGCGAGCAATCGCACAAAGAAATACAAGCAGGGCGGAACACCCCTGACGGTGGCAGTTCAGGAAAAACTATGGGCAACACCGAGCGCAATGGATCATCTGCCCCAGAGATCGGCGGAGGCAACACTAAGACTCCAGGAAGGACAGCGCAAGGGACGGTCAAGGCCCTCAAACCTACGGGAACAGGTGGATCCGGAGACAATGAGGCTGTGGCCGACTCCACAGGCAATGGACGGGATGCGAAGCGGACAGATCAGGAAACGCGAGGAACTGTCAGAGGCAGCGAAGAAAGGAGGATGCTCGAATCTGAGGGAAGCGGTACACGACCCGAAATATCAGGAAATGTGGCCGACAATCGTGGCCCACGAGGGCAGGCTGGGCTATCAGCGCCGGGACACGGGCAAAAAGGGAACCCAGAAGAGCCTGACTACGATTGTGGTGGACAAGGAAGGCGGCCGCAAAGCAACAAAGCTGCATTTGAATCCTACCTGGGTGGAGGCACTGATGGGCTTTCCTCCTGGCTGGACGGTACTTGGGAACGGGGAATCCCAAGAGTAGCGCCGACGGATAAGGCCAGGGTTCCACGCTTGAAAGCGTTGGGAAATGCAGTGGTTCCACAGCTCGTTTATTGGGTGGGCATGGCGATCGTTTTGTCTACTATGAGTGAAAAAAAGGGGGATGGAAATGGGCGCTGAAATAGGGTCACTTTGCGTAAAAAACGATGGTATGGTTACTTTACGCAAATCATACCATGTGCCTCTGAAACCCCTATATAATAAGGAAAGTATACATGGTATGGTGGTATGATCATACCATGCCATACCACGATACCACCACGCTTGAAACCCTTATGGAACGCACATGGTATGGTGGTATGGTGGTATGCTCTCCTAAAGGAGAGAGGAAGGGATTGTATAGAACAACCTCCCCTCTACCGCTCACTCCGGGTAGAGAGGTG